CTTACAGAATACTACTCAAGCCATATCAACACCACAGGTGCTAGTTTGACCACAATCAAATATGACTTGGAACACTACACCGGAACAGTCAAAGTGCAGGCTGCCCAGGACTACGAATCTGTTTGGGTAGATGTCACAGAAAGCCGCGAGTACTTTGACGAGTCTGGAACTTTTTACATCAATGTTGTGGGCTTTCATCCATTGCTACGTTTGGCTATCAACAACAGTCAAGGTTATGGTGCCAGTGCAACTGCCACAGTGGTCAACGGTGTGGTTACTGGTATTGCTGTGACCAATGCTGGCACAGGTTACATGGCTGCACCATATGTGCAGATTCTCGGCAACGGGGCTGGAGCAACAGCCATCGCCGCACCATTTACAGGCCCCAGCGGTATTGGTGCAATCACTGTGACCAATGGTGGATCAGGATACTTGCCACTAACCTTTGGTGGCACCGAAGCACAGGCTGTGACTGTGCTGATCACAACTGGTTACGTTACCAATATCTTTTATCGTTAAGCATTGCATTTGCGTGACAAATCTGTTAAACTGTACAGATGCTTGATATCCTTGCTTACCTACCTGCAAAAAAGAAAACAACACCTAGTGGTTGGTTGAGTTTCAATGCGGTGTGTTGTCAGCACAATGGATCAACACAGGATCGACGAGGACGTGGCGGACTCAAAGCCACGGATCAAGGATGGACTTGGCATTGCTTCAATTGTTCATACACAGCCAGTTTTATCTTGGGTCGTAGTGTAAGTTACAAGGCTCGAAAACTCCTGAGCTGGATGAATGTTCCAGAAACAGAAATAGAGATGTTGAATCTTGAAAGTCTGCGGCATCGAAGCATACACGGCATAATACAAGATCGACAACAACTGTGGAATACCTTGAGTGGTGTGTCATTTGAAGAACGAGACTTGCCACCTTTTGCTGAACTGCTAACGCCCGAGCATGAATTCTATTGGGACTATGTGCGTGGTAGACATGTGCCAGACGACTTTCCAGTCATGGTGCAGATACAAAACGATGGCGTACACTGGACAAGATCGCACGTGGTCATACCATTCACCTACGACAACAAGATTGTGGGATACACCTGTAGATTTTTAGATGACCGACAACCCAAATTCATCAGCGACAGCCAACCTGGTTATGTGTTTGGTGTAGACTTACAGCATGAGGATTGGCAGCATGTGATTGTGACAGAAGGCATATTTGATGCACTCAGTATAGGTGGAGTGGCTGTGATGCACAACACCATAAGTGATGCACAAGTTAGACTGATACGCAGTCTAGACAAATCAATAATTGTGGTACCAGATCAAGACCAGGCAGGCGTTGAACTAATTGACCGTGCAGTAGAACTGGGCTGGGCAGTGAGCATACCAGACTGGCCTGCGGGTTGCAAAGATGTCAATGACGCAGTGATTGAGTTGGGCCGACTAGGTGCCTTGCTAACTATAATGCAATCAAGAGAGACCAGTAGAATCAAGATAGAACTTAGAAAAAAACACTTGATCAAAAGATTATCATCATGAACCCAACAAAGTTGCTCAAAGTTTTAACACCAACAGATCTCAATACAACTGTGGAAAATGATTTTCCCCCAGTATTGTGGCTGAACGACACATTTGATGCAGATCATTTGACGTCAATATTACATGATTATCAACCAAAATACATTGTCAGCGATCATTTTAGTTATATTGATATCCTAGACAAAAAAATTTATACTGCACCATTGTTTTTGGCAAAAATTTTAAATTTTTTAGTGCCAAATATAAATCAAAATCAAATATTTCAAACCAGACATACATTTAATTTTGTAATTAACAAAAAACAAATCAATCGATTCTTATGTATGAAATTTGTACAATTATTTAAATTAAGCAACTATGATTATACTTGGAGTGGAGCAGATTCAAGATTCAACATGACAGATATTATAACTGAATTAGATCAATTACAGTTGCAAGGAAATGAATTGTTATCCGCAGATGAAAAATCTCATATATTGTCCGACATACAGATTCCAGCAAAATTTTTTTACGGTGAGGACTCAATAATGACAACAGACCGCGTAACAGCATATTGGTCCACATTGGTATGGCTTTGGGAAAATGGGCTGAATGAAATTTATTCTAGTAGTGTAGTATCTTTAATCTGTGAGTCAGTATGGAATCAAAAGGCTGCAATTTTTACAGAAAAGACTGCGTTTGCTGTTTTAGGGAAAACATTTCCAATTTGGGTTGGAGGGTACAAACAAGCACACTATTTTGAAAACATGGGATTCGATGTGTTTCACGACTTGATTGATCATAGTTATCAATATTATGATACGTTGATTGAACGTTGTTACTATGCATTTAAAAAAAATTTGCGTTTGTTATCTGACCATGATTACGCGGCCAACATGCGTGACACTCACATTGTGCGATTGGAACACAACCGGCAATTGATAGCATCTCAACAAATTAGTGAATTTTGTAAACAAACAATAAAACAATGGCCAATAGATTTGCAAGAAGCCACACACAACGAATGTGAAAATTGGTTTGATAAATTTTGGTGGAAAGACCTATATAAACACCCAAATACAGACCTGTAAATTTGTATTTCTATTATTTGTGTGTTATAATATATTATGTTAAAAGATTACAGCGTTGACGTTCAACGATTATTTTTAGAAATGATGTTGGAGGATGCACAGAGTTATGTGCGTGTTCAGAATATCTACAACCCGCAAAACTTTGACAAAAGTCTGCGAGCCGCGGCTGAGTTCATCAAAGAACATTCAGACAAACACAAAACCTTGCCCGACCGTACACAGATCGCTGCCACCACAGGTATTAAACTGCAAGCAGTACCAGACTTGAACGAAGGTCACTTTGATTGGTTCATGATTGAGTTTGAACAGTTTACCAAGCGCCAAGAACTGGAACGTGCAATTCTCAAGGCCGCAGACATGTTGGAAAAAGGCGACTTTGAACCAGTGGAGAAACTGATCAAAGATGCTGTACAGATATCTCTGACTCGGGACATGGGCACAGACTATTTTGCAGACCCAGCAGCTCGTATCAACAGGTATTTCAATTCAGGTGGACAAGTTTCAACAGGTTGGCCACAACTGGATAGATTGTTGTATGGCGGATTTAGTAGAGGTGAACTCAACATCTTTGCCGGTGGATCAGGCTCAGGTAAAAGTCTTGTGATGATGAACATTGCGCTGAACTGGTTGCAACAAGGACTCAGTGGCGTGTACATCACACTGGAATTGAGTGAAGAACTCACAAGTTTGCGAACAGATGCCATGCTCACAAACATGAGTACTAAAGATATTCGCCGGGACATTGACACCACAGAACTCAAAGTCAAACTGGTGGCCAAAAAGTCGGGCAACTATCAAGTAAAAGGCTTGCCAGCACAAAGCAACATCAACGACATACGTGCATACTTGAAAGAGTATCAAATTCAAACAGGTAAAAAGGTGGACTTTGTGATGATTGACTACTTGGACTTGCTGATGCCTGTTAGTGCCAAAGTTTCACCCAACGACTTGTTTGTGAAAGACAAGTATGTGAGTGAAGAATTGCGTAACTTGGCCAAGGAACTGGGCATACTAATGGTCACTGCGTCACAGTTGAATCGATCGGCTGTGGAAGAAGTAGAATTTGACCACAGTCATATTTCAGGTGGTATTAGTAAAATCAACACAGCAGACAATGTGTTTGGTATCTTTACAAGTCGTGCTATGAAAGAGCGTGGCAAGTATCAGATACAGTGTATGAAGTCTCGAAGCTCGACCGGCGTTGGTCAAAAAATTGATTTGGAGTACAACATTGAAACCATGCGCATTACTGACGAAGGCGGAGAAGATGGAGATGGGTATTCAAAGAAACCATCTGCTTCAATCATGGAATCAATCAAAGCCCGCAGCCAAGTTAGCCCGGCTAGTGGTGAATCAGACCCTGCTCCATGGGAAAGCCCGACCCCTGGTTTAGATACAGCCAAAGTGTCGGGCGATGTGCAAAGTGCAAAACTAAAACAACTGCTGGGCAAGATCAAAACTGGTTAAGTAGTTGCGCCTTTGACCACAGCATAACGTAGTACAACCGCATCTCCGGCGGTGGCACCCATTACGTTACGAACAAAGATACGTGCATTGCCAGAATTACATGTGGCATTGAATGTGTAACCACCTGCATTGGCTGTACTGACTTGATTGATGATCAATAAATCAGTGGCAGCAATAGTTGAGTTGGTCATATAAAAGTCCACAGTGGTTGCAGTAGCCAGGTTGGTATTCTGCATGGTGATTTCGCCTGACGGTTTGTTTAGCGTAACGTTACCCGACTTATTGCCAGTTTGACTAATCGTTCCACCGGCCCCCGCAATATAGCCCACAGTACCAGTGCTGTTTAAACCCACTCCAGCACTGCCACTGACAATGATATTGCCCACGATTCCCACTCCACCGGCTACGGTCAACGCACCAGTAATATTGCTAGTAGATGCCGCAGTATTGGCGATAGTAACACTATTAGTATAGTAACTCAGCGGACGATTCAAGTCAAATATTGTGATGGCATTGCCAGCGTTGGTGGTTGAGAATCCGAACTCATATGTGCCAGTGTTGGCAAATGTGATAACATTGCTGGCATAGCCTTGTAGGCCAACAATGCCATTGCTGACTGTGTTAGGCAGTGTGAGTGTGCGTCCCACTTGATCCACAGTGATTTGAGTGCGTACCATGCCCAGAGTGCCAGCAGTGGGCCAGGTATTTGATGTAAAACTCAAACCAATGTTGCCAGCCATGTTGATGCTTTGATAGTGTCCGGCACTGCAATCTATTGTGATTGTGCCCGAAGTGTTGGCAATGGCCACAACTGTGCCGGAAATGCCTTTGACCAGTGCATTGTACACCACGTTGTTGCCAAGATTGTTGTCCAGGGTGGTGCCTGATAAGGCAGCCTTTAGCACAACATTGTTCTGCAGGTCAGTTATTTCATCTGCAGCATATTGAAAATTTGTTCGGGTATTGGTGAAATTATCGCGCATGCCTTGAGTGTTGTTGCTCACGCCTGCAATAGGATAATTACCGTCGATATCAGCGGGGTTGATCTGGCTAGTCATACTGTTTCCTTGTATGAGATATTTATTGCAACTGCATTTCCGCTAAATAATCCAAAGGCCCGTGAACAAATGCAGAAGAAAACACGCAGCATCTTGGAAGAACTAGATAACTTGTATGTGGAGCGAGATCGCCGACTGGTGATTGAAACTCGCGCCAGCAACATCATAGAATCAGCCATTAGATTGCTGGAACAAATTGAAGCAGAATACCCTGCTGATCAAGCAGAGAATTTGCAACGCAAACTGCTCAATGCTATCCGTCATAGAGACACTGGCAAATTTGAACGATCAGTCAGGAGAACTCATGCAGATCTTTGAAATCACACAACGTCAGCCAATGAATGAATTTGACTATGGCGCCACAAAACAAAATGTCAAAGCAGCAGTATCGCCGGCTCTGGCCAGAGGTGCAGCCATTGGCACTGGCTTTGCTGGTGCACTGGGCAATGCCATTACCAATGCTCCACTCAAAGCCTTGGGTGCTAGAACTGGTGCAGATTTGGTACCAGACCCCGATGCCGTAGGATTTTTTGGTAAAAGTCGCGAATCTGTAGCCAACAGAATGAATGCTGCTGTTCAAGCAGCCATGCCAGCAATCACTCAACAGGCTGATCAACAATACAAAATGTGGCAGGCCAGTGTGGCTGACATGATCAAAAAAGCCGGTGCACAAAGCATGGATGAAGTTGACCCGGCACAGTTGAAAAATGCCTTGATGGCACAGCTCAAACCCATTAACCAAGCCTATGGTGTTTACAATTACAAAAACTTGCCCAGAGAAGTCAACCCTGAAGAACATGGTGGTCGTGCTAGAGAAGTGGCTTTGAAAACAGTTCAAAGCATTGATGCTGCCATTGCAGCCGTACTCAATGCTGATCCGGCACAACAATCTGGCGCAAAAGCCAGAGACAATTGGCTCAATCTAACTAGATTGCTGTATTCTGCTGGCGTACAACGCAAATTTAGAGAACGCGATTATTACAGTGGTAGTAGTCAGTCTTTGTCAGAACCATCTGCGCTGTCTCGCATGATTGCATCTAATCCACAGGCACTGGCTCAAATTCAAAGAAATGCACAGCAAGCAGGCATTACTCCTGAGCAATTGCAGACCTTGGGAATTACACCACAAGCCACGGTACGACGAACAGCGCCAGCACCTGGTCCAGTCACGGCCGAGTCTGTAAACAAGAGATCTAAATGAAAAGTCTACGCACACTATTAGAAGGCGGCAATGTGTTCAAGGATGCAGAAGGCAATCCACTCACAGGGCGTATCAATCAAAGCGATGTGCCTGCCACTGTGGCCTGGCTTGAACAACT